ATAGTTCCAGTAACCATCCTTCTTCACAATCTTCAACTTGAAGTTAGCACCTTGCCAGAAGTCAAAAGGATTGATTGGAGTCTCATCCTCAAACTCTGGTTGCATTGCTTCCATTACTTTATCAAAGATCTTCTTACCAAACTTGTAGAGGAATACTCCACCCTCGTTTTGAGGATTGGTAGGATCTTTTACAACATAGATGTTTGCATAGTAAGAAAGCTTACGCTTCTGCTTACGAACAACATCCTTATCGGATTCATTACCACTGTTCCAGAGTTCACGATTGTGCTCGGAGACAGGATCTTTACCACCTGTTGTGGTTAAAGAGTTCTCAATATACCAACCACCTGGTCCTTGGAATGCATGTGAATAAACCTTTGCCCAAGGAATATCTTCACCTTCTGGTGCTGGTAAGAAACGGATAACGGCATAACCATTACCTGTTTTATCAACTTCTGGTTTCCATAGACGGTCATCGCCTGAACCACCAGTGTTGTTCATCTTCTCCACTTCTTTAACTAGTTTAGATGTTAAAGATCCTAGAGAGGACTGTTTTTTTAGGTCTTTGAAAGACATTGATTACCTCTGATTTGTTAGATTTGGCTTGTGTTGTTTTTATTGTAGATGGTTTATTCTTATTTGTCAAATTCTTTTTTCATAACATCAACCATCTGATTCATATTATCAAATACTATATTCATATCGACATCCTTTGGTAATCCAAACATCTCAGTAGAATTAACAATTCCTTGTTTCATCTCCTGTGCTTCTGGATCATCAGACAAACTCAATCTTGTATATAATATTCTTTGTTTGTCGATAAGTTTTTGCAAAAGATCGACATGATATTTCTTATCCTCTGTAGACATAGTAGGAAACTTAAAAGCATTACCGTAGACCTCCTGTTGGAGTTCTCCAATATGTGCTAGTTCAGCTCTTACTACTTCTGATTCAAAGAAACTCATTCTTCCTCGTTTTCTGTTGGTGTATCATCAGTTTCAACTTTACTTTCTTCAATCTGTTCTAGAACATCAATTGCTCCAAGAATTTTTTGATAAGTACCACGAAGTGTTTCAAGATTTTCTTCTAATTGAGTTTTTTGCTCTTTTAGATTCTTCAATACTTCTGCATTTTCAAGTGCCATTAATAATAACCTCCTTCAGAATTTTTTTGTAACGGGGTGTATCTATATTTAGGAAGGGAGAATACTTTTTTATTTTACGACTGACGGTTTCCCACACAGGATCATTCAATCGTTTATCAAAATCCTTCCTATATTCAAGTATTCTATCACATATTACCATAGTTTCAAGTGAAGTATTACCACCAAGATAACTCTTTAATATTTGGGGATGTCCTTTAGAACAATCAAATACTTCATCAACCTTCTGATCGTCAAAGAGTTCATTTGCTTCTTCTTTAAATGTATATGATAATGATTGAACCTTCTTCTTCCAATCTACGTACCGTGCCTCACCATTCTTTATCATATCACCAATCCACATTGTACTAGGATCAGTGCTACTAATAAAATTAGAAACAAAAAACTCTTCTACCTCTTTATCATTCTTCTTTCTTGCAAACTTCTCAAACCAGAACCTATCCTTCCTCTTATAAAAGGCTTGAACTGTTGCTCTGGTTTTACCAGCATACTTATGATAGTCATACTTATCTTTAGTAAAGTGGTTCTTTAACGAGAGATAACAACGATATGCATCAAAAGGCATCATTCTTCATTCTGTATTAGTTCTTTCCAATGTGCATACATCGCACCATAGATCATACCCTCATGGGCTCTGATCTTTGATCCGTCCAATAACTCCAACTCCCTCTTTGATAACGTCCTTGTTACTATTTCCTTGTACTCTTTCTCCCAGTTGGGGATTCTTTTTATGTAATTCATTTGCTAACTGCCTCTCAAGTTCAAATTCAAGTGTACATAGTGCATCATTTAGATAATGTTCATATTCATTATCTTCTATAAGGTCATGTAGATGAGCTACATGCTCAAGAGCAAAGACTAACTTAGTCTGAGTATTCATTCTTGGCATTATGAATTATTTTTTTTGTCCTGAATCTCTGCACGTCTTGACTTTGCAAGTTTAGTTAATTCCCCAAGAGCCTTACGTGCTCTAGTACCTGCAACCTTAACACCTTTATCTTCAAAATTCTCTGATTCTGAAATGTATGTATTAAAAGCTTCTACGATCTGTTCATGTAAGTTCATTTTTTTAATTGTGAAGTGTGTTATATAGGTAGTTTAGCACGAGAACTTCTTTTTAGGAAGTTAAGTTCCTGTGCTTCATACTTAATCTTTTCCTTTAATGGTTTAGATATAAGTTTAGGTACATTCTCTACATCAATAGAATTTTGATCACAGAAATGAATGATAGCATCAATGTAATTCATGTTTTCATTATCCTTTACAAGAGATTCAATCTCCTGTGCAAATCCTGCAGATGAGAAGAACTTACTCTCAAATATCTTTTCTAATTCATTCTCCATCCTGAGACCTAGTGTTGTTGGATACAAATTCTTTTATATACCTTACTAATAATTTAATATAATCCCCTTTGTTTCTTTTGTCAAATACTTTTACTTCACCTGCAGGAGTTACCATAAGGGTGATAAGTTTCTTGACAGGGATACCAGTTAGTTCGTAATAAGCAGCAGCATAAAAAGTCTCCTGAACGAAATAGTTTTCCAACCACTTCTCAGGTTTAATCTTTTCAGATGTCTTAAAATCTATTACAGCTAACTCAC